ATGAGATTTAAAGAGTACATCGATTCTCTTCCCAATCAACGGTATGAAGAGATTATGAAGTTAAGTAAATTATGCCGTGTGAACGAGTCCACGGTATATAGATGGTTGAGAGGCGACTTTACCCCCGACCCACTAAAGAGAAAGGTAATCTCAGAGTATCTTAAGATACCAGAAAACGAGCTCTTCCCTAATGCATAAAGAATGTCTAAACTGCGATTCTCATCGCATGTGCATAAATGGTATTTACTGTAATTTACTTGAAAAGTATGTTCAGTATTCTACGGAAAAAGAATGTAAAACAAATAAAACTATCTTATGAAAACAAAGGAATTTGAAAAAGCAATTGACGCATTAAACTTAGGTATCGTAATAGACGAGATGAAACTAAACCATGGGCATGTCCGACAAGTGACGGGTCATCTCGAGAATGAAGGTATCATTTGGGATGAGAAAGGAAAGGGTTTCTCTACTGAATTTGAATGGAAAGAAAATAAAGTAGATGGTGACCTTATAGGAGTCTTTGGTAGCTCGTTGGAAAGAAACAAAATGTATGATCTTAAATTTGAATAACTATGACCAGCATAAGAAAAGTTAGAAAAAAGGCTATCCGCAAAATGGGCTTCAGAATGAGCCTTAGGTTTTATTACAAGAACTCGAACGAAAAGTTAAAGTTTACTCCGTCTGTTAGAAAGAAAATAAGACAGGGGCTAACAGAATATTTAAGAAAGCAATGTTTGTAGATGTAGATCGTTGGGGTAATTACTCCATTCAAGATCTTACAGAGTGGGATCTTGAACTACTACGTGCTGCATTACGAGCTTATGTTCAATGTAATTTTGGGCACGTATCTAAAGCCGACCGACTACGGATTTTGATCTTTGATAAAGAATTTAGAAATATTATGAAAGATGAAAATGAATTGTAAAGAAACGAAAAAGCGGTGGACCGCACAGGAAACTGAGTACATTCAACAGAATCTTGGTAAACTCTCTCTTGAAGCAATGGCTGCGCATCTTAACAGAAGTTCAATGTCCGTCAGACTCTATGTACTACGGAAGCGAATCTCTCCAAAAACAGCTATCAAGAGAAATATATTAATGCAGATGTTGAAGACGAAATTCAGACATCCAGAGGATTTCAGTCCGACAAGAGCATTCTATCAAGAGACTAATATCAATCAGCGTCGCTGGTGGGACTTATACTACGGACGAAAATCTATTACAGCTAAGGAATACGCTGCAGTGGCAGATTACTTGGGCTTAACCATTCAAGAAGCCTTCGAATCACGTCAATTGACGTTTTTCGAGGGAAATGAGGAATAAGGAATATGATTGATAAGAATTTCATTGAAAAGGTTAAATCATCTCTGAACATTGTAAATGTAATAGAGACCTTTACCCACCTGCACAAGACAGGTGCGAACTATAAGGGTGTATGCCCCTTTCATGATGACCACTCTCCTTCAATGGTGGTCAGCCCATCAAGACAGACTTATCACTGCTTCGTATGTGGAGCGAGTGGAGATGTCATCTCTTTTGTTCAGAATCATCTGAATATTAGCTTTATGGAAGCACTCAGATGGTGTGCGAATCAAGCAGGCATTGAGCTCCCTACCAAGGAACTCACACCAGAGGAAGAAGCTGCCTACAAGAGAAAGGAAGCACAGCGCATCGCAATAGATGCTGCTGCAAAGTTCTTTCAGAAGAACCTTGGGCAAGCGGAGAGTTTCCTTTCATCACGTGGGTATAGTCTTTCAGATAAAGCGTTGACCGACTTCGGTGTCGGCTATGCCCCCATGGGCAACCTTGCCCTTGCAGAACTTTCTAAAGCAGGTTATTCACAAGAACTATTACAAGAGGTTGATGTCCTTGGGAATAGCGAAGGTCGTTTATACGACCGATTCCGTGACCGCTTAATGTTTCCTTTCTACGACATGCAAGGTCATATCATAGGTTTCTCTGGCCGAATAGTGACTCCAAACGATAAGACTGGTAAATATGTAAACACAGGCGAAACACCTCTATTCACGAAGGGTAAGCACATATTCGGATTATACCAGGCACGCAAGAGCATAGGTAAGACAGGCTTCGCTTATCTTGTTGAAGGCCAGTTTGACGTTATGTCTCTTCACAAGGTAGGTGTTGAGAATGTCGTAGGTGGAAGCGGTACGGCCTTCACCGATGACCAGGTGAAGCTACTGCTACGCTTCACCGATGATATCATCATGATTTACGATGCAGACCCTGCTGGAGTCAAGGCTTCGTTAAAGAACTGCGAGCTGCTTCTGAAGGCTGGAGCAAAGGTGCGTTGCATCCGCCTCGAGAAAGGCATGGACCCAGACGAGTTCGCAAAAGCAAATGGCAGCCTCACAAGTAAAAAACTGAAGGACTTAACAGAACCCTTCCCAAAGGCATTCAAGCGCATGATCCTCCCACGAGGCTGCAAGGACGAAACTGTTATAACAGACTGCTTGAATTCCATCTGTACCCTCGTAGCGTGTGCGCAAGACCCCGTTCTCCGCCTCGAATATATCAAGACGATTACAGAAGACTTTAGAAGCAAAATTGGTATCATTGATAATAAGGTACGAAATATTCGTAACAAACTGAAAGAGTCTGCTGTGCAGACAAACACACAGACTGGCATCTTCGGTATCGATGCGTTGAAAGATAATCTTGAAAGTGACCGTCCTGCAATCATCACCTCTGTAATGCAAGATTTCCTCGATGGGTATGGAGAAGAACCTATCGTATATGTATCTGGACGGCCTTCAACCAACGATATCCAAGAGTTACGAAGAGTCTATTGTTATTTTATTTCTTCAGAGACAGGTTGCAGCATTACAGATGATGGAGATGAAAATAATTACTTGCATACTCTCACAGAGATGTTTCGTGCAGGTATTAGGATAGATATGACCTTCAGTGATAGTACAGGTTCGTTCCTTGACTATTACATAGCATTGCACGGTAAGTTCTTCGAAAACTTCAATGGAGACCGAGTTCCTCTTGTTTCACGTTGTATCGAACTAACGTCCTATGCGGACGAAACTGTTATAACCATAAACAGAAATCATTACTGTTCTTTGCTCAAGCTGACCAAGGGTCAGTTTGACGAGATAAGAAAGCCATTCGTCCTCAAGCGTAAGTCTGCAATGAAGGTGAGTATGCAAGCAGACAACCTCGATGACGAAGAGTTCGACGTGAACGAACCTCCAGACTATGTACAAGAGAACGAAGAGTACAGAAGGATGTGGAAAGAGAGTGGCTATTACCCACGACTCAACAAGAAGAGCGAGCCTGTGTGTTATATGTTCCGCAATAAGAATGGCAATGGCATGACACAAGTCGCAGACTTTTTTATGACTCCATTGCTCCATATATTCTCTGATGATTTCGAACAAAATAAGCGTGTGCTGCGTATCAATCGTAGATATTACGAGACACCTATATATATAGAAATACCTTCTAAAGCGATGCTGAAGATGTCCTCTATCGAGGAGGTCTTAATCAACTACGAAGCAGTTAATTTCAACGGCGAAGAATGGCAATGGAAGGCTATTAAAACATACATGAGTCGCCATTTCGTAATGTGCTCAGAGGTGAAGACCTACGGTAATCAGCAGAGCGAAGGAATGAGTCGAAAGACAGATGAACAGTTCTTTGCCTTTGCCAATGGTATCTTTCACAACGTCGACGGTCAGTGGGTGTTCGACCCCGTTAATGAACTGGGTGTGGTTACGCATAACAAGAATAACTACTACCTCCCTGCTTTCTCTACTATCTATGCAGGAAGCGGTAAGCAATCAGATAAGTATGAACTTATAAGTCAGCTCGTATACAAGGAGGTACCTGCTGAGAAGAAGGTCAGCTTCGAAAAGTGGGCTTCGCTGATGGACCAGGTATATAAGATTAACGACAATGGTAAATGGGCCTTAGTTTTTGCCATAATGTGTGCCTTTAGAAGCAACATCCACTGCATCGATAGACTTTTTACTGCTCCATTCTTCATGGGGCCGATGTCATCAGGTAAGACACAGATTGCGATATCAATCCGCTCACTATTCATTTCTCCTAATATACCTATCTTCAACCTTAACACTGGTACCGACGCTGCGATGTCTACCATCATGGGAACTTTTAAAGATGTCCCTGTCGTGCTTGATGAATACAACAATAAGGATATCAGCGACACCAAGTTCCAAGCTCTGAAAGGTATCGTATATGATGGTGATGGTAAGCAAAAGCGAAAAGGAACCTCTGGACGAGAGATTGAGAACGATAAGGTATTTGCCCCTGTCATTATCTGCGGTCAAGAGACACCACAGCGTGATGATAATGCGCTTATGAGTCGTGTGATTGTCTGCGAGGTACCTAAGCCTCGTAACCGCACACCTGAAGAGGTGCGCATCTTCGACGAGTTGAAGACGATAGAAGATCCTAATAAGATAGGCCTTTCGAACGTGCTTCTTCAGATACTTGAACTGCGTCCTATGTTCATGGACCATTTTAGGAGCCTTAAACAAGAGGCTTATAACGAACTGAAGCAAGACATCATCAACTCTGGCGAGATGGACCGCTTGATGAAAACAGCTTCCCTCTTCCTTGGAACAGTGAAACTGATAGAGAGGTATTCAAACCTTCATCTACCGTTTACCTACGATGACTTTTTCAAGATTGTTCAAGAAAAGGTGAAATTCCAGTTGTCACTCATTCGTAGCACAGATAAGCTCGCAATGTTCTTCACTGCGATGAACAACATGATTGACACGAGGCATATCCTTGAGGGCCGTGAGTTCCTCATCGAACAGCCTAAGAAGGTCACAGGAAAAGACTCACGTGGAGATTCAAAGACCTTCACATTCGAAGCTGGTACTAATGTCATGTTCCTACGCTTGAGTGCGGTGTTCAGTATCTTCGATAGAAGCGGATATAATAATGAAAATAGCACCCTGTCTACAATAGAACAGAACCTGCGCAGCCATTCTTCCTATATAGGAACAGTCTCTTCAAGGCGATTTACATGGGAAGAAACAGTCGATACTGTTAATACCCACGACGGTTCGATGGTTAAAATCAGACAGCAAAAGAGCACCTCCACAAGTGCTATCATTATTGATTACGACAAATTTGTCGAATCATATAATATAGACTTCAGAAGAGACTTTCCTGAAGACGCTAACAAAGACAGCAAGCCTGTCGAGACCAAGGTAACTAATACAACTGAAGAACCACTGAAAAAAACGCTTTCTCAAGACTTGCCTTTTGAGCCGTCAGACGAAAGCGACGAACCTTTTTAATGAGGGTTTCATTCTTATTCCTTGGAGCCGTGCCAGTTCGGATGAATAGGCACGGCTCATTTTCTATCTATTTAACTAACATTCTTTCTTACATTTTAAACTGCCAAAGCCGGCAAAAAATCCCCCGTACCCCCAATTTTCAGAAGAAACCTCGAAAACATGACTTTTGAAAATAAATTTTTAGAAAAACACCGTCCTACAATCCTACAATCCTACAAATTGTTTTTCTTTTCAAACCTATATTATACATATATACCTATAAATCAAATAGTTATATTATTATTATAGGAAATAGGATTTTATTGTTTATTTGTAGGATTGTAGGACGTTGTAGGAAATAGGATTTTTCGTGTTTTTCTCTATTTTGGTTTCGTCGTCCTACAAAATATGTGTATTTGTAGAATTGTAGGACAACAAAATGGGGTGAAATAATAAAACTTTTGAGTGATAAAATTTTGTTATCTCATTGATAATCTGTAACTTTGCGTTAATTAAGTATAAATTTGTAGGAATGTAGGACGGTAGGACGCTAAAAACCAAAAAAAGATATGGAGCAAAAAAAATGGGTTACGAAACGAGTTGTCACAATTCAAATTGAACAGTATCTCGCAGAGTATATCTGCGCAAAATACAGAAAAGATGCTACAACGGGTGGTGTCAAAATTCCTAACACCACAGATCTATACTTCTGTGTGTGGGAGAACATGTCCAAGCAGCGCAGTAATCAACCTGATATCACTGACGGCAACCTGCGCATCCACCTACCTTCTCGCAGAGCTGGCGTCATATCCAGTCCTTGGAAGGACCCTGCTTATTACAACTATCTTTCTCCAGCTGCTGCTAAGGAGATAGAAGCTCAGATACGACGAATGTTCAACTTCGAGCTCCACCGTGTGCTGTTGGAAAATGAAGAATTCGGACGTCAGCGTAGGAACCTCGATGTCATCTATGAATTCATCCGTAGCTATCAATTGAAATCCATATCTTCAGATGCTCTCTTGAAGAATTACTACCGCTTCCGAAACCGCCTAAGACCTAAGAAGATTCGTAAGTATCAAAAAGTTGTGTAGTATTAACATCTTTTAATACATACATAACTATCGTTTTTGTCACTCAAAAGTTATATAATATGTTAGAGTTTTTAAACACCGTACAAGTAACCCTTGTAAATCCAAACAGAGAGGGAAAGAAGAAAGTGTATGATTTCATTGCAGATACATTTTCATATATACCACAACTTACTGACAATGAAGCTGGTAATTATTGGAACTGCGATAAAACTATAGTTATAGACTTACCCGACGGGGAAACTCGCAGGACCTTCTCGATAGAGAGGAGGGCAATCGTAACTATTAAGACATCTGATAGGAAAACTCATCGTATCGGTTCTTTAGATATCCCTGCTCGAGTTCAGATATCTTCAAATCTGAACTCCGCAAACCTCATAATTAAGTGTAAAATGCTCACAGACCCCCTTCTATAGGTCTTTTGCCTACACCTTATTATATTGTAATTTAGCATCAAAAATAGTTTTGATGAAAGAATTACAGTCTCTACTTGTCTCAGGAAAGCCTCTATTTATTACCATTGACGGATTTCGACAGGCCATGTTAACGGCCTTTCCCCTCAGTGGTAAAGCTCCAGATAAACCTGAGATAAAGTCATCGTCCGGCATGACGAAAGATGAAATGCTTGCTTACCTTAACACCCATAGTTGGTATCAGCTCGAGTCACATCTTGCTCTCTTGGATATTCAGAAGATAACGAATCAAGAAAACACCGCTCCTATTACACTTACAGATGAGTTCAGTGATGAGCAACTGCCTGATAACAGTATTGCTTATCATCGTGTGTTCGGTACCGTGATGTCTGATTCGTATTACTACTTCTCAAGTAAGCAGTTGCAATCAGACCTGCTTGCAGCTGAAGCTAATCCGCAAATCTCTTGTCACTTCCTCCACATCAATTCACCAGGTGGTGAAGCGTGGTACCTCGATCGCTTGAGCGAAACACTACGTAGCTGCGAGAAACCTATTCTTACCTTCTATGAACAGATGTGTTGCTCAGCTGGATATTACATCGGATGCCACGGTCAGCGTATCTACGCCATGACACAGAATGACTATGTAGGTTGTATCGGTACGATGTGCAGCTTCTACGATTTCGAAGAATACTTTGCGAAGCTCGGAATTAAGAAGGTAGAAGCAAAGGCCACGAACTCAGATCTGAAGAATAAGGTGTTCGATGACCTTCGTCAAGGTAAGGATGAGCAATTTGTGAAAGATATCCTCGACCCGATGAATGTACAGTTCTTGTCAGAGGTTCGTTCACAGCGTAGTAAACTTGCAGATCTTCCTGATGATGCTCCTGTCTTGCGAGGTGAAACCTTCTATACTCCTCAAGCCGTGGAGCTCGGTCTGACAGATGGTAGCAAGACGATGGTGGAAGCTATCGCAGAAGCATCTACAATGGGGCGTGAATATAATGAAGCAAAGCAACTAAAGACTGCCATTTACAATATATAGATGTATTACTTTAATTTTTAGTTATTTATGAATTTGAAAGAAAAACTAATGAGTGTCATCGAGCTTCTTGGCTTCAAGCAGAAATTCGAAGACAAAAGCCTGACAAAAGACGAGTTTAACTCACTCGTCGCAGAGTATCAGAAAAAGTACCAGAGTACGCTTACTGATGATATCGCATCCGAGCAAGCTGCCCAGCAGAGTGCTCAGCAGGCGGATGAGTTTCAGAAGACACTGAACACTATTCAGACTGTTCTGAATGGTGGTGAACCTTCAGCAGTAGCTGATAATAACGGTACAGAGCCTTCTGCCCAGCAGAGTAATGCTACTCTTGAAGGTATCCTCGATGGAATCAAGGGTATGCGTGCAGACATTCAGGCTATAGGCTCTAAGCCTGCACCTGATGTTCCTGCGCAAACAGTGAATACTGTTTCTCTGAGTGTTAATGGTTTCGCTAACACAACAGACTACCTATTTGGTGTTGAGCATTCTCTCTTCTCTATGAAGGATAGGTGGAATAAAATTGCTGCCAACCCTCGTGTAGCAGCAGTTCTTCCTCCAGCAGATGATGAGGTGGATGGTGTTGCCTTTTATAAAGCTGCACGTAATTATGCAAAATCTCTTAAAAATCGCTATCAGTATCTTCAGGAGAACAAGATGCTTGATGTAGCTGCGCTTTCAAAAGGTACTTATGCTACCAATTACGATGGTGTTGACAATGCTGGTCTTGGAGATCAGTTCGTCGTGCTTCGTCAGGATGCGCTTATCGCACGTGTCCTACAAGTTCGTGACCTTACCCAGTATTTCCCAGTTGCATACGGATATCAAGATCGTGCCCTCGTTTTCAATTCGTTCTTCGATGAAGTATCACAGGCTTACCAGAGAGGTGAGGTCTTCAAGGGTGAAATGAAGATTGAGAATCAAATGGGATACGTCGATGACGCGATGATGAAATTAGACTGGGGTCCGATGAAAGAACTTGAGCGTAAGTACATCGGTTATCTCAATAAAGAGGATTCTGACCCTATTAAGTGGACGATGATTGAGTTTCAGCTACTCAATTCACTTAAGGCAGGACAGGTTGAACAGAATAAGCGACGTATGCGTGGTATCTACATAGAACCAGAGCAGGGTATTGCAGGTAGCTATCTCAATGCTGCGACAGGTCTTCTCTATACTTTGGTACGCTATGTTCATCAATATGATCTCAAACCCCATGGTGAAAGTACGTATCGCAACTACACACGGGCAACTTTCCTCACAGCTGTTCAGGAGTTCATTGCTGACGTTCGTGCTTCAATCACTGAGGACATGGACCTCGATAACCATGTAGTTTACTTGAACAAGAACCATCAGGATTGGTGGATTAAGAATGTCCGTTCTATCTATGGTAAGGACACAGACTTCGCTGGACCTATGGGTGCATTGAGCGTGGTACCAGACACTACAATGCGCATCATTTGGTTGCCATACCTTGGTCAGACACCATTCATGATGCTTCACGAGCCAGGCAATATACAGTTCCTTGAGAATGCTCCTGGAGAAATGCTCTCTATGAAGATGGAGGAAAGAATGGAGCTGGTTCGTGCTTGGAGTGTTTGGAAGGAAGGTACTTCTGCTTCATTCACAGGTAGACGTTTCGCCACTAAGGAGGAAATGGACAAGAACAACTACGAGTGGCAACAGATCTTCATCAACCTCTTTGCTGCAACTATCACCGATAAGGTGGATGGTAACAATGGCTTCTGGCACATTACTGACAGCACCACAACACAGACGACAATCACCAACATCGAGAATGTGAAGGTTGGTGTAGCTTACTGCATCGAGTGCGGTGACGAGGAGAAATTACCAAAAATTACCAAATCTGGTAAGTTTGACAGCATCACTGATGACTTCACTGCTACAGCTGTAGGCGACTATATTATGGTAATTATCGGTAGCGATAGCAAGTTCCGTGAGTTGGAGCGTTGTGTTGGAGGCAAGCGCACCATCAACAAGAAGTTGCAGCCTAACGTACCAGGTGCTCGATAGAATGAATGACTAAGGAACTGAGAGGAAAGTCGATGGTATTAAAAGCTCGGAACGGCTTGACCTCTTCAGTTCCTTTCTTTAACCAACAATTATCATTAATAGAAATAAAAATGAAAAAGCCCAATATTCAGAAACGCTATCGTGCGTATAATTCTATGAAAGGATTTAACTACGCAAATCGTCAGTCACGCAATATGTTTATGGCTACGTTTGCGATTTTTGGCATCCTCATGATCGTAGCTGCGCTGATTGACCACTCTCTCGGTGCTGCTGCTGGTTCAGGTGTCACCTTCGCTTCAATGGCATTGCTCGGTCACATAGACGATGTATCTGATCGAGATACACACGGCAGTGCTATCTCTTACATCGTTTATCTTATAGCGCTCGACCAAATCGACCGCACAAAGGAATTTCCTCAACCAAACGCTAACCGTGAGGTTGCGCCAGTTCCTTTGAAACCAAATGAGATTCCTCATTATTTCGAGGCACACGACATTCCAACCTTCACTGGTACCACGGAGAAAGGAGACATCACCACGACAGGCGAAAATCAGCTTGTAATGGTTATGGGTGGAGCTCGTGCAAACCTTTATAACTTCATTGAGGAGTACAGCGGTGGTAAGTTTATCGCTCTTTATAAGCACATTAAGAAGAAGGAGTGGTACATCGTTGGGGAACTCGAACGTCCTATAATTTTGTCTAACACAGAGACGAAGGACGATAAGGATGGTCGTTACACCACTCTTACCTTCAAGCGTAGTTCTGTGGACCTTCCACTGATTTACACTGGTAACCCAGCGGTTACTGCTGCTACTGCTATCAATGCGGATGCTACAGATGTAGCTATCACAGCAGGCAGTAACACATACACGATTCCAAACGGAACGTCAGCAGCTGCTGCTATCGCTACAGTCAGTGGACTCAGTAAGAGCGACAAGGGTAGATACATCACGCTTGTTGGTGCTGGTACCGATAAGGCTGCCACCATCGCTGACGGTTCTACCTTCGTACTCGAGGAGGGTGCTACATGGACAGCGAAGACAGGTGCGTCTATCACCTTCCGTGTTCTTGACACCACAACACTTGTCGAGGTCTCAAGAACTGAAGCCTAACTTCGAACCTCTCCCACGACCCCTCCCCGAAAGGGAGGGGAGTTGCAAACCATGTGGGGGAAAAGCTCTTATTTTTTACTTATTTAATTGAGAATTATGTACAGCGCAAAAGAGAAATTAACGCACTTCCACAAGTTGGTTAGCCCCACAGTTGTGGAAGCCGACCTTGCCCTGCTGCACGATAAGGCACCACACCTTACCGATTTCACACGCTTCGACCTCTCGCCAGAGAAAAATCACGAGGAGATACTCTTCTTACTTCTCGACCATTGCGAGCACGACGAAATCGTACGTAATCGACGTGAGTTTGCTTCCCAAGCAGCCGACGAGGATAATGATAATAACAACGCCGGCAACTCTTCTGAAGATGGCAACGAGGACCCTAAAACACTCAACAGCAATGGAGATGAAAGCCCAGACGCTAACGGTGGAGAAGGCGACAAGAACCCATCAACAGGAGAGGGTGGCGATGATTCTTCTAAGAAGGAGAAGGCGAAAGCAACTCCAAAAAAAAAGAAGAAGAGTACCCGAAAATAGACTGGGAAAACCTTGCTGATGCGGACGTACAGATGGCAACTGTCATCTATAACGACCGCATCAACACTTGGCGAAAGATGAAGCAGCTCGACGAATTGCTGGAGACAAAGCCCACCGCACAAGCCGTAGCAGAAATGGCAGAACTGCGCATCCGCAATCTTCAAGCATTTGCCGAGCTGCAATCTTTCAACGATACTGGTAAGTTCCTCTGCAAGCACCCGATACTCTTCGGACGCTCAGAGATAGCCCAGCTCATAAAGTTGCTCCGCACTGACCCAGCCGAGTTCCTCCGTCAGCACAAGAACGTTCTCGACAACATCAAGCGTTATAAGTCGTTCGTTAAGCGCAAGGATCGTAAAGAGAAAAGAGATGCTGATAAGCGGAATCTCCAAAAGTACCAAGAGAAAGAGCGACTGTTCAGAATGGTTCTTGAACAACAAAATAAATAATTACAATGGAAAATAGCATAAAAGTTTTTAATTTGGGTGGTTTACCTACTGCCCCGCTGGATTCTTTTATAGAGCTTCAGGAAGACTTTAAAAAGCCTGATGCAGACAAACTATCGAAGCTACAGATGCTCATCATTACTCGTGGCTTCAAGTATTCATTCAAAGTGTGGAAAGATTCTGAAGGTAAGCTTTGGATTATAGATGCACATCAAAGACGTAAAGCTCTTCTTGGACTTCGCTCTTATGGGTTTAAAATCCCAGAAATCCCTTATGAGGAAATTCAAGCGTCCGATAAGAAGGAAGCTGTCGAAGAAATTGCAGCTTACAATTCAGAGTTCGCTCAAAAGAATCCTGACACTCTCCTATTCACAAAGTACAATATCAGTAGCGATGACCTTGCTAAATTCAATCTTGGGTATGATGTGAAGCCTACTGATTTCTCTGTTAACACAGAGAGACTGTTTCCTTCGGAGAATGACTCAGCTGATATTCAAGAGGATACAGTTGACACCCTTCCGCAAGAAGAAAATGAGGTATTTGCTCGTCCTGGAGATGTATTCAGGCTTGGAAATAATAGACTGATGTGCGGTGATTGTCGTTCAAAAAGCGATATCATTACTCTTATGAATGGACGAGTTGCAGATATGATTCTGACTGACCCTCCTTATAATGTTAACTACGAAGGGGGAGGAGACAGCAAGCTAAAGATTCAGAATGACTCTATGGAGAATGACTTGTTCCTTCGCTTCTTGCAGTCTGTGTTTAATGTGATGTTTTCCATTGTTAAGCCTGGTGGTTCATTTTACGTTTTCCACGCAGACTCGGAAGGCGAGAATTTTCGCAGGGCTATCCGAGAAGCAGGTTTCAAAATTGCCCAGTGCTGTATTTGGGTTAAAGACTCACTTGTAATGGGTAGACAGGACTATCAGTGGCAACACGAACCTTGCTTGTACGGGTGGAAACCAGGTGCTGCTCACTTTTGGAACTCCGACAGAAAGCAGACTACCATTTGGAATTTTGATAAGCCAAAGGCAAATAGAATTCATCCGACTATGAAACCTATTGCACTGATGGCATACCCGATAACTAATAGCACCAAAAATGGTGATGTGGTTGTTGATGTCTTCTCTGGTTCAGGTTCGACTATTATGGCCTGTCAACAGACGGACCGTATTGGGTATGGAATGGAAATCGATCCTAAATATGTGTCGGCAACTGTTCGAAGATTTATGTCCATGTTTCCTCAGCAGCCTATACTGTTAGAGAGAGGTGGTGTAGTCCTATCAGAAGATGACACTAAAAAGATAATTCTATGTCAGAATTAGTAGAAAAAGAGATACTTTCAGATGAATATGTAAATCAAATCAGAACGTTCGGAGCGTTAAACTATACGCCCGAACGTATTTGTCAGCTACTTGGCTTAAGAAAAGTCAAGCGAGAAGCATTGCTATATCGTATATCCATTCCTGGTGATGTGTACTACGAAGCTTACCTGCAAGGTCTCGCACTTGGAGAATATAATATAGATGCTGAACTTGCGAAGAAAGCAGAGAAAGGAGATAACGATTCGATTACTCTGCTTGAAGAACGCAAGAATGAGCGTGCTGAGAAGGACCTTCGTTTAAAATTATTTGGAATATGAAAAGTCAACTTGAGAAATTAGACTCCATTCACCCAGACCTTATATCTGCATTCTTAACGAATGGAGATTGCGATGGTATTCCTCAGGATGTTAAGCTCTTCTTACAACAGCTACAATGGTCAGCTGAAATATTCGAGCACGAGCGTAATATTACGAGAGCAGCTAAGAAACTGAAGCTTCGTATTAACGCTGAACAACGGATAAAGATAGAAGAGCGCACTTGTATGGCGAGAATCTATCAGGCAATCAACTACTTCCAAGTTGATTGCAATGTTCCGATAAAGGTTTGGGAAAGCAATTTCGCTAATAAATACGAAGACCTTGCAAAACTCTGCGCACTTAATCGTGACTATAAAGGTATGAAATCGTGCTATGATGCTGCTCTTGAGTGTCGTCGTAGGTCTTCAGAAATTGCAGAAGCAGATAGAGACTTGGGAGTTCTCTTCTTGATTTCTCCAGAGTTAAGTCCAGAGGAACTTGGCTTCTCGAAGAAGAGTCTCAAGGACATTGCAGCGAAACACAATCAAGGTTTTTATGTTACGCTTATCGACTCGCTGCCTATCGAGCAGAAGGAGAAGAAACGACTGCTGCGTGATGCTGACATTCAAGACGCTGAAATAGTAGAGGAGATTCCAAATGACTGACGAACTAACAACGCAAAACAACGAACAGCCAACAGTCGACTTTGAACACTATTACATGAACCGTGTTCAGCTGTTGGCAAACATCATCGACCCGAATATGCTCTATGCAGAGTGGGCTCGTGCAACGGGTAAGACGGAGGGCGTTATCGTTCCTCGTCTTATCCGTGTAACAAATGATATGCCTGGTGAACTTTCGTTCCTCGTGCATAAGACTTACGTTGCACTGATGACGAACGTCTGGCCTAACATTCAGGCTTCGTTCTCTCGTCCTGTCATCGTGAATGGCAAGCAGCGTGCAATGTTGGAATATGGCATCGACTACGTGGTGGGCGAAGCAAAGCTACCTTCACACTTCCGTCGACCACGCTACCCTATTGCCTACGCTAAGCACTCAGTCATCTTCCGCAATGGTGCGCACCTTCAGTTAGTATCTTCAGACCAGCCTGAGAGTGTCGCTGGACGTAATGCCGTTCACGCCTTCGTCGAGGAGATGAAACACAACAGCGGAGAGAAACTCAAATCACGCCTCTTTCCTTCCCTCCGTGGTGGTTCAGCTGACATCCGTCGCTCTGCTTACTATGAAGGTGTGACAGGTGTAAGTGATACCGCACGTGTCGACCTTGGTGAAGACGATTGGTTTGAGGAATACGAAAACAAGATGGACCGACAGCTCATTGAGGAGATAGCCAGTGTGTCGCTCGCTATCAATCAGTCGCTTTATAAGCAGTTTATGCTACAACAGGAACTTCGCAACACGAAGAACCCTGTCACAATGGAGAAGATAAGACTGGAAAATGAACGTCTTAACGCTTTTGTTGCACGATGGAAACCACGCTTAGCGGATATGCGAAGGAACGCAATTTACTATATCCGTGCTTCATCATTCTGCAACAAGGACATCTTGGGTCCTAAGTTCTTCAAGACACAGCTCGACACGCTCGATATGGATGAGTTCTTGACCGCTATCTGTGCTATTCGACATAAGGAGGTGACTAACAAGTTCTTTACCACCTACGACCACGAGCGACACCAGTTCAAGGATAGTTATATTTATGACCAGATTTTGAAATTGAACCTCAGGGACCACTTTACCCTGACCGCTCGCTATCTTCGACATTACGATAAGCACGAACCACTCTACATTGGTTACGACCCTGGTAACTTTCAGTCGCTCATCGTCGGACAGAAGAAAGACTATGGTAGTCGCTTCGATATTATCAAGGAGTTTTGGGCTTACATACCCGATGACCAGCAGAACCTTGCGCAGCAGGTGTATTCTTTCTTTGGTACTGATGCGGTGAACAAGGTTATACATCTCTATCCTGACCGTGCTGGTAACAAGACACGTGAGGAATTAGAACAGATAACTACTGACTCGCTAACGATGAAGGCAGCCTTAGAGAGTTACGGCTTCTCAGTTATCCTCTACAATGAGGGTGCACCTGTTATTTACCATTGGCAGCAGTTCCGCCTTTGTCAGTTGCTCTTTGGTGAGAAACTTCCTTTGCTCCCGAAGGTGCGAATAGATGAGAACGAATGCCCTAACCTTTGCAGTGCTATTCTTATCAGTCCGTTGAAGAAAACCAACGGTAAAATAGAACTCGATAAAGCGTCAGAGAAGAAGGAGGAACTGAAACGAAGACCAGGACTAACAACGCAGCTTCCAAGTGCAATGATTTACCTTTTATACGGTCTTTATTCCGACCTAATCAAGAAGGAATTAAGCAGTTATCCCGATGATTTGCCCGAAAATCTCACTATTTAATGCCTAATAATGGGTTAAAACGAAAACAAAACGTACTTGAAAATAGGCAATAATGAGGGCTGTTTTACATCGGTAAAAATCTTATTTTGTTGTGTTTCAACGCTTTGCGTTCTGAAAATCAAAAAACAAAAAAAATGAATGGCGTTTATCAGGACGCACCGCTGAAAGTCCGTAATTCGGTGCAAAATCCAAAAAGTCGGGAAATATGACAGGAAGGGGGCAAAATCGTCCTTTGTTCCCACAGCGATTTTCAGTAATTTCGCACGTAATGAAGAAGACGATTGAAATGACTGGCATCGAAGCAATGCAATGGGCAAGGGAGATAAGTAAGATACCACAAGGTGACTTCACTATCTGCTTCTTCCCCTACTCTCGCATACAGGGTATGGCAGGCGAGAAGATGATAGTTAAGGAACATTGCAAGTGGCGCACGCAACTACCGCAAGACTGCTTCAAAGTAGATGCCGAGAACTTCTTTCTTTTCGAGGACCAGGAGGGAAACCCAAAGATGTGTTATCGCATCCTCATCAGATACATGGGATTCCCACAGGATGGGTATAAACTTCATAAAATCAATTGGTTATGACAGATAGTATTGAACTGCACGGCAACGCTGGACTCTACGTCATGGACGGCAACACCTTCTCCTTTCAGATTGGAGAAGGGAGAGAGCTATCGACAAGCCCAGGGCTACTCGTACCACAGGGTCAGCATCCTTGCTTCCACGAACACCAGTGGATGAGTGTGAATGGATATCAGGTGTGTATGCGTGGTATGAACAACGCACTGTGCGAAGAGGTAACGATGGAGATAAAGCAGAACCGCCTGCTGCCTCGCTTGTATAGCAAGGAGATTAAGATGCTCTATGGTAACGGACCATGCGCCTATATGCAGACAGTAGAAGGTGGTAAGCTACGACGTGAGTACACCGCACTACCTGCGTGGGATGAGTGGTTGAACTCTTGGCAGGAGCGTGGTATGGAAGCCTCCGCACAGGAGTTCGCTAAGACCTGTATCAAGAACTACTACTGGTTTGGTGATTACTTCGTTAAGTGGAGGTTCTCACGTGGTAAGCGTATCGGTATGTTGCCAGTTGCTGGACTTGAACCATTAGAGAATAAGCACTGCCGTCTTGCTACTACTCGTAAGGATGTAGCCTACGATCAGATTAATTATGGCGACTTCAACAATATAGCTGTAGGACGCTGGACATACGGCATGGGTAACTATAAGATATACCCTAAGTTCGCATTGTCAGAGGTTGACAACTATCTCTTCGCAGCCGTTTCACACCACCGTGAGAAATCAGTCGATGAGTTCTACGGTGTGAACGAAACCCACCAGGGCGCACGTCCGTATATTCAAGGTAGCAATAAGACCGCCTCTTATATTAACTCCTTCTTGCGTAATTCCCTTGCAGCGAAGATACACATCATCATTCCTTTTTCATGGGTATCAAGCAAGCGCAATCAGCTGATGAAGCTATGCGAAGAGAATAAGATTCGCTCGTCTAAGAAACAGGAGTTAGTTAAGTATAACGGTATCAGCATCGGTACTGAATATCGTGAATCGTTACTTGTAGAGTATATGCGATTGGAGCTGCGCAAGATAGGCGACTATCTGAGTGGTGCAGACAATCAAGGTAAAGCTTACTCTTCTATTTCGTTTATGGATAACTCTGGGCACGAGCAGCAATGGAGAATCGAAACTATCGACCTTAAGTATAAGGAATATATCGAATCTTTGATTTCTTACGATAAGCGAGCAGAAGAAGCCTTACTATCAAGCGTTGGTTTGGATGCATCTATCACAGCAGTTAGCAAGGATGGTGTTATCAGTAAGTCAGGTTCTGACGCATACTATAACTACCTTATCTATATAATGTCGCTCACACCAGAGGACGAGATATGTGCAGAACCGTTTAATCTCGCTCTTCGATTGAACTTCCCTGAACTCTATAAGCAAGGCTATCGCATAGGCTTCTATCGTGAGGTTCCACAGCGACAGGAAGACGTCGCACCAAAAGACAGACTAAATCAGCAGCAGTCATGAAGAATGTATTAGTAGATATTTTCAAGGATTTTGGTTCGTTCAGCAAGTACGCACCTGGTGTGGAAACGAATATGGACCTGAACGACCTGCTTTCGTCAGGTGTTACCGCTCGCAAGCGTGTTGAAACCATCATCACTGCAGAGGTGTTCGATGCAATCATCAGCAACTCCGATGAAACACTCATAGAGCCCCTGCGTTCTGCTGTGGCGAACATGACAATGGCGTCACAGTTGATTTTCGATAGTATCAACCGCAGGAAGAACCATGTCGACGTGTATAAGTACGAGGTGGAAGGGATGAAGCGTGCGTATATGGATAATTACTACAATGCGATGGATTCTGTCATCCAACGCTTGATGTCTACCGAGATTACGAGCGAAAATGCCGCCTCTCCTGCTGCTTTGTGGCGAAAATCACGATATTACAAGATAATCGACAGTTGTAAGATTAAGACCACCGAAGCGTTCGACTCTATCTATCCAATAGACCTCTCTTACTACTTCTTCTTCCGTATTCTCCCATTACAGAAGGAAACGCTCGACGAACGTCTATCAGCTTACTACGATAGACTCACGGGCGAGAATCGTGAGCGTATAGAACCGATATTGACGCTCGCACTGCTTAAGAAGACCGTTGCAAAGTCGCTCCGTCGCTTCGACATATTGGAGTTTCCTCCAACTATCCGTAACCTCTTCGATGATAGTCATGCTTCACGCACGGGCAAGGACGAACACGACGCTGCGCTCGCTCTTGCTGATCGTCTCGACCTTGAAGCGGAGGAACTTATCTCGAATGCAGATACGCTGCTCTCCACAGATGCTTCAGTGGACTTCTGCTCTAATTCAGCGTACAATAATCCTGATGATAATATTATAATGTTGCCATGATGAAGAATATTGAATTAATATATAAAGGTGAAACTCATAGCATTCCTAACCGTTGGGATGCTATGAATGACCGCCAGTATATCCGCCTTGTGGGCGACTTCCTTCGCATGGCAGCAGGCGAACTGTCCGCTGGAGAGGTTCGGATTAACTGGTTATGCGACATCATGGGTTGGGATAAGCGCAAGTTCCATTCAGAGGAACAGATTGCTAACCTTGTCGCAATATCTGAACAACTCACGTTCATGTTTCAGATAAACTACCCTGATAACAATAGCGTGCTGGATGGTGTTGATGAGGATACTTACGAGTTGTGCCGTCGTGTTGATCCTTATCGCTTGAATATACCACTTGCACGTGTGCTGCGTCGTCTCGACTATCAATACGTAGTCGACCTCTGCTTCTGTGCGCAGCTCATCCCTTCTGTTCGGATTGGTGAGCGTACTTATTCAGGCTATCGCATTGAGACAGGCTTCGGTATGCTTACCTGCTCGCTTACCGCCCTTCAGTACATCGAAGCACAGGAACTCATCGAACGAGGAGAGGAATCGCTACCTCTGCTTGCTGCTATTCTCTATTATCCAGAGAAAGAGTACCATTCTGAACATGCACACGAATTAGCTAAGGTGTTCGCTCGATTACCCATTGAAACGCTCACGGCTATATCGTTTAATTTTCAAGCATTTAACAACTATCTGTTTAGTAAAACTTCATTCTCACTCTTGTCTAAATTCGTGCATAAGCCTAAGCAGCCTATCACTACTGACGCTTCTGATGCGCTCTACGACCTCTCCAAGGAGGGGCTTGGAAATGCAAAACAGATAGAGCAGATGAACGTACTTACTTATCTGAAGGTGCTGCGCAAGAAGACCATCGATGCAGTTAAGGATATGAAGGGTTTTGGATGGGATAAATTAAAAATCAGTGAAGAGGTGGGACTGCCTATCTCTGTAATCGATAAGATATTATGATTAAAGATCAGTTTCTCTATTTCGCACAATATCCTTCCAAGGAGGGCATCCGTGCTATACTTACCAATGGTTCGAGCGACTTTCCTGGTTACACCGAACTTGCGGAGTCACTCGATAAACTTCCCAATGTGTCGCGACTCCCTGAGATAGCCAACTATGTCTATGGTCAGTCGTTCGATGAACTAAAGCAGCGCATCGATAAGCTGGTAGGTTCATTCCTATTCGTTGACTATGGTGAACTGAATATGTCAGCAGATGGACGCAATTCTTACCAGATTACCCAACGCATCGCCATTACCGTGGCGAACAAGATGACGAACCGTGCTGACGCTGCTGAATACATGCTTGCCTCCGACCAGACCCTCCGATTACTCTCTAAGCTTCACGCTTGGATGATAGCTGATGCTGAAGAAGGCAATATCGACTGGATATCTCGTGGCGAGCTCGATAAGGCAGAGATGATACCATTCGTAGCTACTGAACTATCCTCCCTCGGTTGGACATTAATGCTCTCTTGCGTTGCACCAGACACGCTTAGAACACACGTTCTAAGTCGGTCCTTTGCAAATCATGATTAAATACTTACCTTTGTATCATGTTTTATTAGTTGGTAGAATTATAGTTAATAGTTTCTCATATTAAAGGATTGTTTAGGATAATGAATGAAGAGCCGACGCAGTGATGCGTTGGCCCTTTTTGTATCGTTCTTTAGCTTTAGATAATTACTCCTAAAACGCTGATTATAAGTGCGATAGTACTTGCGTATTCCTTATTATAGTGTTAACTTAGCTGTACAATTAGAAACAAAGAACATTTAAAAAGCAAAGATTATGAACGAGCAAATTCAAAGCATTCTTAACGAGAACGGAACAAAGACTTCTAAGATTCAGAAGCTCCTCACCCTCGGACTTACACGCAGACAGGTAGCTGACCTTGTAGCAGGTGGTAATTACGGATTCGTGCAGAACGTTTACAAGCGAATGATGCAGGGAATCACACAGAGCGCAGCACAAGCAGCATCAACAGTTCTTCCACAACTCGACTACACTTTCAACCGCAACTTCGGTGTTGAGATTGAAGCTTACAACTGCACAAGAGAACGCCTTGCAAGAGAACTTAACGCAGCAGGCATCAGAGTCGAGGTTGAAGGGTACAATCACACCGACCACACCGACCATTGGAAGCTGGTTACCGACAGCAGCCTTTCAGGCAACAACACTTTCGAACTCGTTAGCCCAATCCTCCACGGAGATCAAGGACTTGAGGAACTTGAGAAGGTCTGCTGGGTCCTCGACCTCTGCAACGCTAAGGTTAACGATTCTTGCGGACTTCACGTTCACATGGACGCTGCAGAGTTCGACCTTCAGACTTGGAAGAACCTTGTAATCACTTACAAGCGCCTTGAGAATGTTATCGACCACTTCATGCCTCGAAGCAGACGCAACAACAACTTCTGCAGGCCCCTTACTACCATTTCAGAGACAATCATCAACCAAGCTTCTAACATTGGTGAGCTTAGAGCAGCTTTTAATCACAATCGCTACCACAAGGTTAACCTCGAAGCTTACGCACGCCACCGCACGGTGGAGTTTCGCCAGCACGGAGGTTCAACGAACTTCACAAAGATGTCTGCTTGGATTCATTTTCTCGCAAAAATGATTACCTTTGCAAAGCAAGGTAAGGTGCAAAACAACACCACCCTTCAGAACGTTCCTTTCCTTACCGAAAGCGAAAAATTATACTTCAGATTGAGAACTAAAAAATTAGCAGCATGTTAACAACCTACAGGCTGAAGGATGGCGACAAAATCGTCGCCACCTCTCCAGCTGATTTCCTCCACCAACTTCACACAGGCAGTCGCTTCGATAGCGAAGGCACAGATACAGATTATATGGTGCGTTTCGCTCACCGCTTACAGGAACTCGAGGGCTACCTCGTTTCCACTGACAACCCCGACGCCTTCCTTGCTGACTTAATCCGTCACGGTTTCGTGACCGTTGAATAATAGAATAACGATGCTTGTTCTTTGTTGCCGTAGCAGTTTTCGAACTGTTACGGCTCTTTTATGTAAAGTATTGAGAAAAAATAAACTTTCTTCGAAAATAATTTGAAAAACGCTTGCATATATCAAATAAAGTTGTTATCTTTGCATCGTAGAATTAAAGAAGGTGAGACACACCGTAAAAACTGTAAACAATATGAGAACATCAAAAATAAACATCGGAGCTAAGGTCTTTAATAAGAAGAACCAGGAAGGCACAATCACAAGTATTATAACAAAATCAACAGGTTACGTTGAGGTCACTTACCTCAATGGTACTGTAAAGAAGGAGATGGCATTCAATCTCTTCGATGAGAACGGTGAGAGTTTGAAGGCTACACCAAAGGCTAAGAAGCAAACTATAACAATCTCTGATAAGGTTGAAAGCACAAAGCAAGGTCTCTTAGCCGTAAACAATCATCACCACGATTCTCTTGTTGATGCTTATATGGACGCTCTCAACAAGGTTGAAACAGAAAACACTTTCATTAACTCTCTTATCGACACTTTCGCAAAAGCATCTATCGGTAATGGTAGAATTAGCGAGAAGCAGGCTTACTACCTTGCGAGATTCATTGTAGAGAACAATATTTAATCAAAAATTATAACCTAAACGCTGCGCTATCGGCATGACGGGCACAAAGTATGAGATACAACTATCAAGATGGAATCGAAAGAGAAACTGCTGAACAAATCGTAAATAACAGAGACTGCTGTCGTCAAGGTCTCGTTGAAATGGAAGATGGGCGAATATTCTTCACTCATAGAGGTTACAATGACAGAGTAGCTCCTCACCTCCAAGTAATGAGATGCAAGAAAACTGGCGTTAAGTTTAACGTAAACTTAAACAATGGTATCGCTTATAACACGCATCTCTAATTAACATTCTAAACAAGAAATAATAAATCTAAACGCTGCGCTATCGGCATGACGGGCAAAGATTATGAAGAATATTTCAGAATTAGCAAGCCAGAACAATCTTTCAGTAATTAACATCGGTACCTCATTTGGTCTTAAAGAAGGCGAAGCAGTAGTTGGATTTACTTCTTTTCAAGAGGCAGTTGACTTCGCTGAGAGGAACGATATGAATGTTGCAACCTTCAAGAATGAGGGTGAAACCTCTTCAATATATACCCTCTTTGACGAAAGCCCACGTGCAGGCTTTGATGTCCTCGGTAACTACGAAGACTTCACTAAGTTCTTCAAGGGAGACGCTGAGAATTTCCAGGAGGTCGACATAGACGAGACCTTGGAAAACTCTGACTTCACAGAGGATGAGCGAGAGGAGTTCTTGAAGGACATGAGCGTCATTAAGACTCGTATCGAGAACCTCGCTGAAGACGAGTTTATCTTCCTCGATAATAGCGGTTACAGCGAGCCTATGAAGAAAGAAGATACCTCTGTATTACAGGATGGAAACCTCTATGTTATCGGTGTTTACTAATATGGGAAAATATATAATTCAAAAGAGCAGCACTCAGCCTAAGGGTTGGGTGCTAACTGATACAGAGAACAAGGTTGTAATCACATTCCAAGATGGACAGTTTAATGAGAGTCAAAAGGTAACTCTATTAGAAGATTGTACGGTAACAGTGGACGAGCTCGCTCGCATCGTCGGTGCAATGGGTGAATGGGCTGCTCGTCATCATGGAAGCAAGTGCTTCGATCATGTCTACGGATATGAGACGAGCGAGGATGAATCGACTACGTATCTGTATCGCAGAAAGTTTCCTCGCTGGAGATTAGAGCTTCAAGAGGATAGAGTAACAGCAGAGAGCCTTGCTCCTTCATTACGCAAGGCTGCTGAGTTTTTAACGAAAAGAAATCGACATGAGTGATAATAGAGGTGGCGCACGTCCTAACTCTGGACGTAAGTACTTAGGGAAAGTACCGCTCAGCTCACGTGTGAGCGAGCAGGCAAAAGAAAGATTAACGCATTTAGCTATTAAGACAGGAGTGTCAATCTCAGAGATGCTTGAGATCTTGATAAATAGTTATCATGTTCGTTAATCAAAAAAAAATAATATATGTAGCAAAAAAGTTACTTATTTATTTGGTAGTTCGTAACTTTTTTGTTACCTTTGCATCGTCATTAAGACAAAGAGTTCTTTAATTTTTTTAGTAAATATGAAGTCAAGTGAATTAAAACGAATCCTTAAAAAGAAAGGATGCAAACTTTTAAGACACGGTTCAAGGCACGACTTGTGGATAAACCCTGCAAATGGGAAATCGACTACAGTGCCAAGACATGACGCACAAGAAGTGAATACAGGTACTTTAAAAAGTATTCTGAAGCAACTTTTTGAATCTGATTAAGGAATAGCCGACACTTTCACGTGTCGGCTATCCTTCAGAAGTTTACTAATTATATAAAGGACTCTTTTAAAAAGAATATTATCATAGAGCAAGTATATGAAAGTAACAGTGTGTGTGGAGAAACAAGCAGGAGAGAAAAACTGCTCATGCTTCGTAGAAGAAGACCTTGGACAGGTTGGATTATGCGGATATGGAGATACAGTAGATTCTGCCGTGGAAGATCTCCTCGTAGCAAGACAAGAAAGTATCGAAGAAGGCTATGACATACCAGAGCTTGAGATGACTTTCAAATATGATTTATGGGCATTCTTCGATAAGTTTCCTATGAATGCAACACTCGTTGCGAAACAAATCGGTATTAATGCTTCACTAATGCGTCAATATATAGCAGGTCACAAGCAACCAAGTAAAAAACGTGTAGAACAAATACAAGAAGGTATCAGAAGCATCGGTAAACAACTTTCTGATATTTCTTTAGCAAGATATTAATGTGCATCATGTCACATTAGTTTACTAAAAAAAAAGAACTCGAAGCCTCTGGTGTGTGATACATCGGAGGCTTTTTCTTTTACTTTTCATTGCGTTTCTATTCATTTTTTGTATATTTGCAAAAAATATTAACTGAGAACTATTAATTATATGAAGACTTTTCTTACTGGGTTTGGAACGTGGCTCTTAACCAACATTATTTGTGCTTTTCTATTGAAATTTATAGGCATTCATGCCTCTGAAGGACTCGTACCGCTATTGAATGTTATAACGATTTCCTTCGCTATTTTCGTTGCACTCTCTATCAGAAGGAGGCAACTAAAGAAACGCAAAGAGGTGGAGGAACTTAACTCAGTGGCAGAAGAAGAAGATGTTTCTTCAGAACCAACTCCTCCTGAACGAGATGTTTTCTCATTTAGATTAGCAGGCCTATATTATAGGTCTGATGAAGCACAGAAAAGAGCAAGAGAACTTATGTCTAATGAGTCGGTTTTTCTTGAGAAAGACCCAACAAACCCACACGACCCTAATGCAATCAGGGTGTACTCTGACGATCATGTCCATTTAGGATACGTTCCAAGACACCTATGTTCAGAGATATTAGCTTACATGGATGAAACTAATTCTTATGTAGCGTATGTTGATTATATAATTTCTGGATTGGATTGTCCGTCTGTCCAGTTGTATATACCAATTAATCAAACTCACTCCTCATGAAGCCTTCTGACGTTGAGACGTCGAATCCTTTTTATTTGCTTATTGTCACAATTCTATATCTTTTTTGTACCATTGTATCGAATAAGAAACTAAAAACTATTATATTATGGAACATCAACTAATTATAGAGAGCGATCTTGTAGGTTATCTCTCTCAGAAAGAAAACATCAACACATTTATCAATTTCTGTATCCGTGAGAGAATGAAGGCTGAAATCAATATGTCTATGAGAAAGGTTAGAAGGCCCTCTCTCGAGGTTCGAGCTAACAGTCATCTTAACTCTGACACATTGAAGCCTCTCAGCGCAGAAGAAGTGGAGAATCCAAACACACCATTCTTTGGTCAGAAGATTGTCATCACAGGGCAGTTCCTTACCTTTCCGAAGCGTGATGAACTGGGAAAACTCCTGAAGCAGTATGGAGCTAACATGAACACTTCTATCAGTAAGAAGACTAACATCGTCATTATGGGCTATGCTGCTGGTCCGAAGAAGAAAGACTTAATCAAAGATCTTAAAGGGCAAGGCTATGATATTCAAGTATATAACGAGGATCAGCTGTTGAGAGTGTTTGACGAATATCAGATACCTCATGACGATTTACCCGATGAGAGACCCATTATTATAGAATAATTTTGCGTCACGCAAAAAATAATCGCGTTTTTGTTTGGCGGTTACAAAAAGACTTCTTACCTTTGTAACCGTCAAAACAATGCGAGGAGACTCGCTAATAAGGGTGAGAAGAAAATTCAAGCCCCGAACTTATTAAATTTCGATGGGCTTATTTTTATGCCCATACTTGCAGACTACTGCAACGAAAATATGGCGGATGCCTTCCAGTGAATTTACCCTTGTGGCGAAATCGCATTGTTTTGACGAACAGGAAGAGCATCCGCTTTTTCTGTATCCGTACCTGACGGATTCAGGTAACAGTCAAAACAATGCGTATTATGCAACAAGTAATCGAATTCGAAAGCTCTGCAAAGCAACAGCAGCCTATCGACGTACGTGCTACGATACAGCGCAAAATCAAGTCTCTTAATCTTTGGCTCGACTCAAAGAGTGAGTTCTACAGCCGTATCTGCGAGTTCTCAGTTACCCGTCGTTTGGTAATTCGAGTTAACCTCGTAACTTTGTGCGTGGGGTTAGCAGCTATCGCTATCGAGCAGCAGCCTATCACATCAGTCATCGCGACCCTCTGTGCAGGCTACTTAGTTTATCGCATGAATAAATCTGAAAATAAACAGAAAGGAGGCAAGGTATGATATTCTTTGACTACTATTTCAAGGCATATTCTACCCCGAAGTACCTTGAGCCTGTTGCCGTGTGTATGGAACGACGTTACAAAGCCCTTATGGCAGATGAACCGACACTAAAGAAGTTTGTTGCAGAACTTAAATCAGAACTGAATTCCATTCCAAAGGCGAAGGGAAGATATAAACTCGAAGTTGATAAAGGCTGTATCTATATCAGTACTACTCACAAACTCACAGAAGGCGTTATACGTCTTCAATATAAAGAGGTGCTTTCTTTGGAAGGTTTCAGCGAGAACCTCTGTAAGAGTCTTGATGAAGTGGCTGAGAAAGGAGGTGAGAAATGATATTCTTTGATTGTTGTCTTATAGATTTTTCAATCCCAAAAGAGCTTACACCGCTTGCTGACTGTATGAAGAAGTACCAAGGAGTTCTTGTAGCGGACAAAAAAGCATTCAATAAGGTTGTTGAAGAATTGGAGGAAAAATTTTGTGCTATACCAAAGGCTGAAGAAAGATTCCTTTTCAAAGTTAGCGAAGGTCCTCTCGGAATTATTTATGTTCATAGAAACGACACTATGAGGAAGTATATATTGCGCCTCTATTTCACACCAGTATATGGGATGTTTGGCTTCGATTCTTCTCAAAGTGCTATTCAGCCAGTACCAGACGATGGCGACGAATATTATTATTTGCCTGATCATATTAAAAGTAGTGTTCAGAAAGGAGGTGCGAAATGAAGATCATAACCGACCCAGCTGTTTATGATTACCATGCTGAAAAAGGCTTATTCATACCGTTAGATGACTTCTGTTCAACACCAGGCTTGATAAAGTCATTAAGAGATAATGTTAAGCGTCAACTCACGAAGGCGACATCTTATCTCGACTATTATAGAGGTGTTCATGAGGCAGGCAAAGCTTCTTCTCGTCAACAAACAGCTATGGATAGATGGGAAGAGCGAGTGAATAATCTTAAGAGTTCTTATAAAACTCTGTCAGAAGTAAAGAAAATAATTGATTTCAAATGAAATACAAAATGAAAGCGTCTATCGTTAATCTCGACGAACAAACAACTGAGACCCTTCGAGCAATGCTCGACCCTGGTTATATCTCTGAGCGCACAGAACGCTTAGAAGCCATCGAGGGTTTTCTTATTGATCAATGGAGGGATGCTGGCAATATAAATTCTGACACCGTTCTCACATTCCTCGATACCCTACGCTCACTGCGTAGGGATCTCAACTCATTTCTCACCTCAGTGGACCCTCACGGGGACGCTGACAAATCTTAACACAATGAAACAAGAAAAAGAACAAGAAGAGCAGCCTGTAACTGACATCAGTATATACATAGCTGCTTTATCAGCGACATATCGTCCAGCGTCGACACCAGCAGAGACAACTCATTTTTTCTCTACGCCAGAGGTGGTAGACGCAATTAAGAATATAGACCCCTCCGCTAAGATTAGCGTAGAGCAAGTTTTCTCTGCGCTTCGTGACGCAGGATTTCAGTTTTGCAATCGACCTGGTGCGCAAGGCTTAGAGTTCAAATGGATGTTTCGTGAAATATAATATGTTTTAGGTAATTTGTTTTTAGAGGGCAGTACGTCGTGAGACGTGCTGCTCTCGCTTTTTTTGTCCTTTTCCCTTCCCATTGCTCGTGCTATCTTTGTAACATGGTAACAGATCAATTCGTTAAGGATGAGTTTATCTCAGATATCCTCCGTCGTGATATAGGCATCATCTATCAGACACAGGAGGAGGTAGCTAATCGCTACTTCAAGGAGCGTACAGGTACGCTTCGTAATTTCCTGTCCCGTCGTGCTTTCACTCCGAAAGAATCGAATGGAGAGTTCTCCGTATATCTCAATGTACTCTCTTACATACGATTCCTCGATATGCAATATCGCTTGAACTACGCTGGTATGAGCTCTAAGCGAGCAAAGAAGCAGCGTGCTAAGTATGCTATCTATAACAGAGTTGTCTGGGGAGTTCTCTATAACGAAACCTTCCCCGACATCCAAGCAGGCTTTACGGACGAGGTTCGTGAGGCTTGGAGGCAAAAAATGGAAGACGCACTTTCACAGCACAGATTACTCACAGATAATCAATAGATATGAGCAAAATTAAAGAAGACCACATCACATTGGTCATTGACGCAAAAACAGACAAGGCACAGCAAGAACTGCTTGAACTTGAGCGTGCAACACGCGACCTAAGTAAGGAGATGAAGACCCGACAGAATCGAATGCTCGACCTCGAAGCAGCGGGTAAGAAGGAGACAGCTGAGTATAAAAACTTACAAGCTGAGGTGAGAAGCTATAGTAAACTGATAGCTGATAATAATAAGAAGCTGCGTGAACTACGCTCTGCAATGGATGTCAATGCAATGACGATGTCGCAGCTCAAGAAGCATGCCAAGGATCTTCAGAAAGCTCTCAATGACACATCGAAGGCAACTAATCCACAGGAGTATGAGCGATTAGCGTCAGAACTTCGTACAGTCAATGGGCGTATATCGGAGCTGAAGCGAGATGCCTCTGGGTTGGGCGAGTCAATGGGTAAAGAATCAACAGGCATCATGGGTAAGTTCGAAGGCATGTTCTCATCTATCTCTGGTGGTTGGACGAAACTTGTGGGTGTTGCAACAGCTGCTGTCGCTTCCATCTCAGCAGCTATAGAAGGGGCTAAGTGGTTCTACAATTACAACATGGAGATTGAGGAAGCTCAACGACTGACCCGTGAATTCTTCAATATACAGGGTGACGAACTCGTCCACACACAGAGTCAGATATCTGCTCTCGCTGAACAGTTCGGTAAAGACTATAAGGAGGTGCTCGGTACTGTTGAGTCGCTTACCAATCAATACGGTATCTCTACAGCAGAGGCTATCAATGTCATCAAGGATGGACTACAAGCAGGAGCCGATCTTAACGGTACATTCCTTAGTCAGATTCAGCAGTACGGACCTGCCTTCAGTGATGCTGGTGCGTCCGTTAAAGACCTCGTTGCAAGTATAACACAGACACGCTCAGGTATCTTCAATGAGGCAGGTATGGGTCTGATACAGACAGCCACGAACCGTATTCGCACAATGTCTTCAGCTACACAGAGCGCACTGAACTCTATTGGTATCTCAAGCAAGCAACTTGAAGCAGACCTTATCTCAGGAAAGACTTCTATCTTAGAGGCTATTAAGATGATATCAGGCAAAATTAAGGAGCTGCCTGAAAACTCTATGCAAGTGGGTCAAGTCATGAAGGCTGTATTTGGCAAAACAGCGAGCAACGAGGGTATGAAACTCGTGAAGACCTTAGCTGATATGTCTACCAATATGGAGGAACTGAAGGGTGTCACAGGAGAGTATGGAGAGTTACAGCGTGAGCAGGTGGAAGCGCAAGCAGAACTTAATGAGAAGATGTCTAAGTTCTTCGGATTGGGCGAGAATGGCTTCGATGAGATTACGATGAAAGCTAAGATCTTCGGAGTAAAGGCTCTATCGAAGATTATCGACTATACAGTCAAAATCATTAACTACTTCATCGACCTCTACAACGAGTCTAAGGTGTTCCGTGCTGGTATCGAGAATATCAAGAACAACTTCAAGAGTGCATGGGAGGTCTTCAAGTTCGGTGTCAACCTCGTCATTGATGGTTTTAAAGGCATGGGGCGAATGGCGAAGGCGTGGTCGAAGGTAATTGAAGGTGCCTTCTCATTCGATGTTGATAAAATTACAACAGGTATCAAGGGACTGTGGGACGCTTATAAGGATACCTGGACTGAGATAGGTCAGGACGCTAAGAAGATGGCGATGAATGTTCGCGATAACTTCATCGATGCTATCAAGAACACAGGTAGCAACAAGAAGGTTGCTCATCTCTCTGTTGATGTTTCCCCAGACACGAAGGGGCATTCATCCTCTCAAGGCGGATTAAGCGGTGGCCACAACACCATCGAGAATGGAGTAAAAGACCCCAAGGTGAAGAAGAAAAAGGAAAAGAAGACAAAAAAGACAAAGACTACCGACCCTGATGACGTAGCAAGCAAGTTGTTTGCGCACGACCGAGCTCAAGACCTCGACGCAGAGAAGCGAAGCTATGATAAGAGTCTGAATGCATTGAAGGATGCACTTGCGAAGAAGACCCTTACACAAGAGCAGTATAGTGCATACGTGGCTGCTCTCAATATTCAACATCAGAACAAATTACTCGACATCGAGAAGGCGTACTTGCAACGCTCTGAGAACATGGTCTTCAAGGATGCTGCGAAGAAGAAGGCGTTACACGAAGGGCAAACTAAGGCTGTCGCTGACCAGCAGCAGGCAGCGAACACTGCTTATATCGAGGCAGAGAAAGAGTACTACGACTCTCTGGATCAGATACGGCAGTCAGCACCAGCTAAACCGCAGACCCTTCAGCAAGAATGTGATGCAAAGTTAGTAATCTTGGATGGGTATTATAAGGCCTCTTTACAGCGTGCGAAAGATAATGGAGAACGTGAGAAGGAGGTTACAGAGGCATACGAAGCTGCTAAGGCTGCAATCGTAGCAGAATATGAGAAGAAAAAGGAGGAGGAGCGTGCTCGTGCTAAACAGGAGTACGGCCTTGAAACGTTCGATGAACAGCAAAAAGCAAAAAGGAAGAAACTTGACGAGGACTACGCAAAAGGACTTCTCACGGCAGAAGAGTATGAAAAAGCAAAAAGCAATCTTGTGAAAGAGGCTGAAGACTATAGAAATCAAATACTCCAACAGTATGGCCTTGCGAAACGCAAAGACCTCTATCAAGAAGAACTCGACCATCTGAAAAGTCTGTTACAGGCTGGATTTATCAGTCAACAAGAATATGAGGAAGCTGTCTCACGTTTAAGGCGTGAAAAGTGGAAGGAGGACTTTGAAAATTACAAGGGACTTTTCGTTGACGCTATGCAATCACTTCAGCAAGCAGAGATTGCGAACGTCGATGCCAAGTATGACGCAGAGATTGAAGCTGCAAAGAACGCTGGTAAAGACACTACGGAACTTGAGAAGAAGAAGGCTAACGAAAAACTAAAGATACAGAAGAAATATGCGGATGTTAACTTCGCTATTCAGGCAGCGCAAATCATCGCATCAACTGCTTCTGCAATTGCTAAGACATTCTCTGAATTGGGTTTCCCTGCTGGTATTCCTGCTGCTGCCTTGATGGGTATCACGGGCGCAGCACAGCTTGCAGCAGCACTTGCAGAGCGCAATAAGGTGAAGCGAATGACGCTAAGCGGAGCAGGTGGTTCTGCTTCTGCTTCAGGTGCACGTGTCGCAACAGGACTTGAATCAGGAGGTAGTATTGACGTAGAGCGCAAACAGGATGGAAAGATGTTCCATGCCGATTACGACCCTGACAAACGTGGGTTCATCGATAAACCTACCGTCATCGTAGGAGAGGGCGGATACGGACACAGTAAAGAGTGGGTCGCTTCGAACGCTGCTGTTGAGAACCCGACGATAGCTCCATTCATTGATATCATCGATCGTGCACAGCGTGCAGGGACTATTCGCACGCTCGACATGAATAAGTTTCTCATTCAGCAGGCACAAGGTCGTGCCTCTGGTGGATTCGTCACACCAACAGTTAATGACGTGCGTGGTGTGGTTAAAGACTCCTATAAGGATACGCTCATCGAGAGATTGACTGATGTGCTCGACCGACTGTCTGTCGACGGTATCCCTGCGTCTGTCTCTCTTAATGAGATAGAGCAGAAACAACAGCTACAAGACAAGGCTCGTCGTTTTGGTAGTAAATAAAAACAACACCTTATATATATATATGAAGATAACGAACTTAGAGAAGGGCGAGGCCTACAACCTTAAGCCCGATACACAGATACAAGTAGAGAGAACTAACCCTTTCTTCAATGAGTATGGAGAGCAGACAACACCGCTCGAACTACCAGCATCCGAGCGTAACCGCAGGATACTTGGTTTCCCCGACTCCTTCGGACGTAGGGTGAAGATGACCGCTACCGATGTAGCGATACAAGATGGTGAATACTTCGCTCAATGTCGTCAAGTGGTACTGTCTGCTCAATACAAGGGTAGTATCTCTACCTCCTTCTACATTAATGATGGGTCTTTCTATTCGAGAATACAGAAGGTGAAGCTCAAGGACATCTTCAAGGGTGAGTTCATTCCTGGTGTGAATACAGTAGAGGAAGGAATTAACTTCTGTCGTAATCTTCGCAACAACTCTAACGAGCATTACGGCATCTTCCCTATCCTCTTTACTGACGACTCTGGGAGAAAGAACGGTGCTAACTTCAAGTGCATGAATGCCTTTGGAAAGGATAAAGTATTGAAATACACCAGGCCTTACGAGTGGATGCCTGAACTACCTTCAGTAATAGGTTTTCATCCTGACTTAAGCGGAGATGGCTGCGACTTCTACAATGCTGTGCAGCGCATTGAGTATGTCAACGAGATACCTATCACGCTCGCACCAGGATATTATATGTCTCCATTCATCCGTGCGAACTACCTACTCAAGCGTGTCTTCGCTTACTTCGGATATGAGCTGCAAGAGAACTTCTTCACACAGACAGAACCCTTCAATAAGATGGTAGTCATAAACAAGGTGATGGACGTGCTGGTGAATGGAAAGATAAAGGTAGCCGATTTGGTGCCAGATATTACCTGTGCGGATTTCATCTCTGTTTTTCGTAAGAAATTCTGCTGTGAGTTCACCTCTGATGAGGGGAAGCGAACAGCGGATATCATCTTCCTGCGTGACACACTTAACGACACTCCTAAGGTAGACCTAACTCATTGTGTGACACAAGAGCCTACGCTCTCTTATAAGTCAGAGAATGACTACAAGCGTGTCACACTCGCTGCTTCAGATAAGGTAGATTCTGAAATCTCAGACTCCTACGACGATATAGATAGCTTAGTAAAGGCGAACCCTAACGCCTACTTCGACCCTGTCGATGGGGCTATCTATAAGACAGGATGGTCTGGCGACTTCCAAGTGACGGTGAAGGTCGCTGAAGCATCGCAGAACTATAACACAGGTGAGACCCTCGAAGCGAAAGAGATTAAAGTCCCCGAGCTCATCCCAGAGTTCAGAACCCTTAGCTATAAGGATACCGTTGAAGAGGAAGACTTCAACTACGACATGGGCAAGTTCCTCTACGTAGGAGAATATCAGACACTCAACTCTAAGATGGTGGTTGCAACAGAACCCAAGGAGCACACATCGGAGAAGGCAGAGAAACAGAAGGCTATCCTCGCCTTTACCTACCTCTCTGACGGTCGACCTGAAGGTACCATATCAGCTTACGATGTAAATGCACCTTCTCATCCTCGTATCTTCGATTATGCCTTGCATTATAATGGGCCACAAGGCATCTTTGAAAAGTTCTATCGTGAATACGACCTACTGCTGCGCAATTCGCTTCATGACATGAAGGTGAAGCTGCTACTCTCTCAGTCGCAGAAGCAGAACCTCCCTTCATACGAGAAGGTGGTCATTCGTGGCGTTCCATTTTTGTTCAATAAACTCAAGTTCACGCTTGGAGGAAAGAACGAGCCTGTCGAGTCAGAACTCTATACCGTCTCGCTGATGCAACCTGCAATCTCAGCTCCTACTATCAATGAGCAACTTAAAGCGATGGATGTGAAATATAAGTGGGTGGGCAAGGAGACACAAACCTCCGTTAGCTGGGACGAATACAGAGCTGCGAATGACGAGCGCAACAAGACCTTTGTCACGATCTATCCTCCTCTCCCTTCTGCGGATTACGTTGGGAAGCAATATGGGAAACAGCGATCTTACACGGAGAGAATAACGAAGAAAGGCGGATGGTTTAGACATGGTCGATACGAATATACTCGTACAGAGGTGTGGTTGGAGTGTGTGCCTCTGTAGAAAGCATAGCTTTCGATGATCGAAAGCATAGCTTTGGATGATCAAAAGCATAGCTTTGGACGCTCGAAAGCTATGCTTTTGTTGCCTCCTCCTGTTGTCCTTTATCAATCCTCCTTTATATCGTAATTTTGTGGTAAATAAATTTGCACATGGATATTCTTCTTAAACCTGATTCTCTAAGTCTGACAGGCTCGATGAATCACTTCATTATATCAAGCTCGCAAGAGGTTACGTTCGTTCTCAAGTACGCAGACACGAACAAAATCATCGTGCAGCACATTTATACTCCGAATAAAGCGAAGCGCATAGAGATTGACTTGGAGAATATCGTCACTCCGCTGCTATCTTTTCAGCTCCAGGAGTCGACTACAATTTATCGTCAACCGAACATTGCTCGTGAGTTCTTAGTTAATCTCATTGAAGATAAGACGGCTGCACAAGAGTCATGGCAATTCACGGTACTCCGTGCTGGTATCGACAACTTCGCTGACACCGCTTCAAGTTGGTTGAAGCGTAACTTCTTGACGTGGCAGCCTACCGTCAAGCCTGTGACGTATTACACGCCAGAGTTTCTTAGCTACTTCGCTGTCGAGGACTGTGTTGCAAAGTGCCGTGCATATATAGAAGAGAACGGTAGTTATGTTCAGTCTGACATCGAACTTGGCAACCTCTCTCATGGAAAGGTGTGGACGATGCCAATGCAATATGGGGTCATCGCTGGTAAGTTAGGCAAGATGCCAAGCTACTATGACGTATGGGTGGAAGACCCTGCTGGTACTCGTCTCACCTACATTCAGCGATACTATGCTTCAGACATCCGTAGCGAAGAAGAGCAGTGGGTACTCTTTGAGAACTCACTCGGTGGTCTCGACACCTTCCGTGCGTATGGAAATACAGAGAATACAGCGAAACACACGCACAATGTAGCTGAGATTGAGAACGACTCAGAAGAGTATCGTGTTGACACAGTCAGAGAATACAAGAAGAATACTGGCTTCCTCTCTAAGGGGGAGCGCAAGTGGTTGCTCGACTTCTTCCCTTCCTTGGGTAAGTTCCTCTACACAGGCAACTATGTACGTCGCATTGTAGTGACAGAGAGCGACGTAAGCTGGCAGACAAAAGACCTCCCTTCATCTTATACATTTACCTATCGATATGCAGATGCACGTCCCTACCTGAATATTACCAGGTCAGAGGACGCTACGCCTGCAATGTTGGATATCAAGATTCCTGATGTTGGGTCTTTTACTATAGCCCCACGCTTAGTTGAGCTTGAGCGACTACCGCTGAGCAGTGGGGCTCTCTTTCCTGTCCAGAGTCCTTACTCTGACAAGTGGAACATCACAACAGCTGAAGCTATCCTCGAATGGTTCTCTCGTGAGGTGACTACCGCTTACAAGGGTGATGGAGCGTTTGGACATCATCACGACAACATGTCAGTACTGCGTGCGCTCGACCGCATAGGGAGTTATCTTACCTTGGATGCGCAGAAGATACAAGCAGGCCTTGCAGATGAAGCTAAGTCTGCTCGTTCGCTCGACCCTAAGAGTGTCGATTGGGAGAAAATTGTGCGAACAGACCAGGACACCATCGTTAACGCTCTGACTACATTCATGAAGGGTATCACCTTCGGTAAGTCGGTCCGTGGAGAGTCTGGCATATCTATCTATAAGGATGAACAAGGATCCTGGCATATTGATGCTGAATACTTGAACGTTCATCGCAAACTCACAGCAGAGGAGGTTGAGATAATGAAGACCTCTCAAATCAAGGGTAAGGTCGTAAATTCAGCCGGCGGATTTGTCATATCTAAGATTGACAGAATAGCCGGTGCTTGGAGATGTTACTTCCGTCAAGAAGATGCTGACGGACGTAGAATATATAACTCTATGAGAGTGGATGACCTGGCACTGTGCGAGACATTCAACTTGATAGATGCAGGCGGTCAGTTGTCTAATCACTACTGGCATAGGCATGTTACCGCTGTCGGTACAGATTATGTAGATATTGCAGATAACACAAAAGCAGAGGACTACGCAAGTGGTAGTGATGTTCCACAAGTGGGTGACGAGGTTGTGCAGCTGGGCCATCTAACGGATCCAGACCGTCAGAGTGCTATCATACAATCAGCAGCAGGAGAGAATTCACCGTACTTTAAAATTATAAAGGGTATCAATTCGTTTACCCTTCCTGACCCTATCTTCCTTTTTGATAAGCAGAAATTCGAGATAAGGGTTGAGAACCCTGCTAATCGTGGTAAGTATATCCGCCTGCAAGACTTCTTGGAGACGATGCAAGGACGTATCAATGCTGTTCAGCAGCAATCAGATAAACAGCTTGTGATTTGGTTTGGTGACGTGGTACCAACGCTCACCACTGAACCTGCTAACGAGTGGACGGACGATACTACTAAGGAATTGCATGAGCATGACATATATTACAATCGCTCATACGTTGAGACTGGTGGAGGACGTGCTTATTCTTTCGAGAAAAACCCTGATGGCTCTTTCTCTTGGCATGAGATAACGGACGCTGATGTGTTGAAATCGCTTGAAGCTGCTAAGCACGCACAAGATACGGCAGATGGTAAGCGTAGGATGTTCGTACATGATCAGCCGGCTCCTCCGTATGATAAGGGCGACCAATGGAGTAATGCTACGTTTGGCGATAATTACCACAACGACTTGCTCGTCTGTGTTCGTCCGAAAGCAGCAGGCGAAGAGTTCAGTATTGAGGATTGGCAGGCAGCACAGGAATTTACATCCAATAAGTTTAAGGCGGAGATGAAAACAACCGCTGATAAGATTACAGCAACCGTTACCAACCTTAAGAATGGCCTTATCGAGGTAGGCTTTGAACTCGATGGAGAAAAGAAGAGTTTCACTGTCACAGCAGAGAACTTCAAGGTGCAAACACCAGCAGGAAAGGTGGCTTTAATGACATCGGATGGAAAGGTTAATGCTGACTTAATCGAGGCGAAAAGTATCCGTACATCACCGAGCAGCGATGGACTACATATTGATATGTATGAGGGTACATTCGATGTGCTGACAAAGGATAACAAGAAGGGTATCAGCATGACAGTGGATAAGGACGGTTCCCCTCATCTGATTTTCTTCGACAACGAGGGTAATGCTAAATATGACTTGGGTTATACTGGCCTGAAGGAACTTGTCTCTGCTTATCAAGCTGCCTATTGGACTAAGCGGTCTCTTGTCAATGTGACTGACAAAGGTCTATCAGCTGTTTATCCTAAGACTGTTAAGGGCAAGGTGTGGCATGATTACCACGCTGCCCGTCACTACGCTACAGGTAAGCTGGGTGACGACGGTGATAATGATGGTAAGACGTTCGACTCTGAGGATGTCGGATACCCTATTCCTGATGGATGGTATACCGCAGAGAACGAACAAGGTCAATACTTAGAAAGAGGGAATGAATCTATCGTTGATGAAGAAAATCAGAACAAACCTAAGATACGTGTGTTTGGTGTAGCTATTTCCAAGGCAGAGAATGGACGATTAAGTAATATGGGGCATGTTTGGTTCTCTGTCACTAACAGTAGAGCCTCCTTCTGTGACCCTGACGGTAAGCCTATAATTGTTGCAGAATCTCTCTTGCAGAATTATCCATTTGACCAGTATAAGGATAGAGTTTAACTAATATAATAAGAAGATGAAAAGTTTTTTAGATTGTATTTACAGGATTTTTGGACGGCTTGCAGGCATCGGTAGCGATAAGTATCTGCACATGTTTGCTGGCCTTGTAGTTTCGATGATTGCGTGCAAAGCCTTACATGCTATTGATGCGTACTTAATCTTCGCATTGGTACCAGCATTCTTTGTTATGACAGGAAAAGAGAGTGTCGATTACTACTACAGAAAGGAGCAGTTCGATTGGCTCGATGTATGTGCAGGTATGCTTGGTGCTGTTGTTGGTGTTTTTCTTTTCCTATTGTAAAGGAGGTGTATATATGGATGTAATAGAGTTTCAGTTCACACCGCATTTCATGTACTCAGTAGCTATACACTTGATAGTATGTGTGATAATGTGGGTACTCGTTTTCTGTGCCATCTTCGTTGACCTATGGGACAGAATATACACACAGAAGAAGTTGAGTAAACCCATTGACTCGCATAGCATGCGTAAGACACTCGGAAAGTTAGGAGAGTATTGGCGTGTATTGCTCATTGCTTTTATCGTGGATGCGGTGATATTCATTGCCTGCACGCTACTGAATATTAAGACCATACCAGTTATTACCATCTTAGTGGCTATAGGACTTCTTATCATCGAAGCTAAAAGCCTTATAGAACATGCACGGGAGAGAAAGAGTAAGGTAAAGGATATACAGAAAATTATCCAATCTGTAGTAAAGGCATCTTCAGATAGAGATGCAAAGGAAGTCATTCAGTATGTCGCTGAGTATATTGGTGAGGAGAAAAATGTAAATCAAAAATAGAATAATAGTTATGGCAAATTTCTCGATAGCGGAGCTGGTACAATCCAGCACCGCAGAACAACTCAAGATAAACAATAACCCTCCTTCTATTGTGAAGGTTCACCTTACCGAGACGATTACTCTTTTAGAGAGTATTCGTGCGGAATGGGGTAAGTATTGCGAGGCTCACAAACTCGAGAACCCTGCTATCCGTGTGACGAGCGGTTACCGTTCACCAGAGTTAAACAAAGCTGTAGGCGGAGTGAAGACCTCCGCACATGTCGAGGGCTACGCTGCTGATTTGCAGCCTGTCAATGGTAAGCAGACTGAGTTTGAACGATTCATGGCTAATGAGTTCTCTAAGAAAGGATACTCTTATGACCAAATTATCGTGGAAAGAAGTAAGACTTCAAGGTGGGTACATGTCGCCTACAAGAATACCGACGGACGGCAGAGGAGACAGTGTTTCAAACTTAAAGTGTAACAAAGTGAGGGAGAATAACTCCCTCACCTAAATCGAAAAAGGTATGAATAGACTTATAAATACATCTTGTAAACTATTAATTTGCGTCCTTATAACGATGTGCGTTGGCTGTCGGACTAAGAAATCGGTCGCTATTGAAAGCGTAAAGCAAACGTATAATAGTGAGCAGGTGACTACGGAACGAAACGAAAAGCATATATCGCTCATCGACACAACTAACATCGACGAACTAACAAGTGTCATACGTGAGTTTGTTTTTGATGTCCCTTGCCTGGAGGATAGTTCTGCTACCGACACAAATGTCGGGAGCAAAGTGCCAATGGTTGAATATAAAGCCGACGGCAGTATTATCATTAATCGTGGTTTGAAATCGATTAAAGAGCGAATTGAAAGCCACAGAAACGAAAAAAGAGGGCTGTCAGAGAAAAAGGATAGTGCTGTTAACAAGCAGGCTAATACGAAAGTTAACTTCACTGAAAACAAACGACATAAAGATAAGCACGTTGATCAGGTACAGATAGCAGAACCTTTCAGATGGTGGCAAATTATAATGGGCTTGCTGGTGTTGTCTATTGTTGTCTTTGGACTAAAGTTTAAGCCAAGTATAAAAGGCTTCCTTCTCAAGATTTTCAACAGAAGAAAATAAACGTGTTTGATGAAGCACATCAAGGTATATATCACAGAAAGTCGCACAAAGGATAATCGCTTCGTACAGGCCTCTGTTCGTGGCATCGAAGATAATACGGGTGAGAGTTTTAAGAGTTCTCACCCTAAACTCCTTCAAGACATCATTTGTCATGCGCTATCTCTTGCGCACGGTGTCGAGATAGAAGGCAATAACGGTTTTACTTATACCTTTCCTTTTAAGCTATCATAAATATGGCGATAGAAAAACTTTATTTAGAACATAAACAGACAGGCGGACGACTGACCGCTGACGAGTTTAACAAGTTGCCTAAAAAGGTCAACGAGTTAATCGACGCACAGAACACGGAGGAGGAACGTGTGAAGAAGACGATAGCAAAGAACCGTCCATCGCTCGGACAGATTTCAAACGTAAATACTGAGGTTGACGAACTCACGTCTGAGACGTGTGTACTCGTATGGAACGGTGATGAGTGGGGTCCAATGAAGCTGTCTGAACTTAATGTTGGGCAAGGTGGCGGAGGACAACAGCAATCTATTCTCTATTATCTCCGTGCCGTCAATCAGTCGCCATCTACTACGCTCTCTGCTTCTAAGTCAGCAGGCGAGTGTGCTATTAGGTTTATGTTTGTCTCTCGCACTAAGGATGTCGGACAGAGCGATTTTATCGACACAGGAGAATGGGGCACTTACGAAATCTTCGCTAAGGCTGGCGATGGAACTTTCGTCAGTAAGGCACGTGGTAGATGTCAATCGAATACCATTACCACTGTAGATGTCTTCAAATTCCTTGAGAGTGGACAAAATAACATCATGGTGAAGATTACAGGTGAGGTGACGGGACAAACCTCCCCTGCGTTAGTGTATTCAATCACGTTGTCAGCTCTCTTCCTTTCTATCTCCGAGTTCAATTGGTGGAAGGCATACCAAGGCGATATTGTGCTTCCATGCTACATCAGTGGTAATATTTCTAAGACGCTTCATGTGAAGATTACAGGTGAAGGCTACGAGCAGACGTATGAGCGTCAGTTCGGTACCGCAACTTATACATCTTCGCCAGTCGCTTATACCGTGCCATTCACGAATAAGACTGGTATCTTCCATCTCTCTGCTTGGTTGTCGAATGAAGACAACACCGTTCAAACTACTCCTGTAGGCTACGACTTTATGGCAGTGGCTAATAACGAGGCTGTGAAGATGGTAGTCGTGAATAATAAGGCAGAGAAGCTGCTTAACTGGTACGAAAACAAGGTACTTGAATACGCTGTATATGACGGCAAGGCGGTTACGACACCGCTGTCTATCCTGATGAAGAAGGATAACGAGGTGCTTCAAGAGAATGTATCAGAGAATACGCTGACACAAACCAAGATGCAATACACCTTATCTCTCGAGGTCGAGACGATCGATAACTCTGATTTCACAGCGTTAATCGGATTCCGTACTCACCCAACAGATGAGGTGCGCTTGCGTGATGCTATTCCATTCCCAGTGGATAACTCACAAGGCTATTCTGCTACAGCAGGAGCGGTATTCTATCTCAATGCAAAGAACAGAAATAACACCGATACCGACCGTAATGTCCTCCGCAATCTCATCAATACCGAGCATATCGGTGCAGAGTGGCAGAACGTAGCCTTCTCTCGTGATGGTTGGGTAACGGACGACGAAGGCGCACGCACATTGCGCTTGCTCGCTGGTTCTCGATTGACAATAGATTACAAGCCTTTCGCCAAGGAGGCAGCACAATCGGGTAAGACCATTGAGATTGACTATCAGATTAACAATACCTCTGATTACGATGCGGAGTGTATCTCTATCGCTATGCCTTATCAAAAGGGTTATATCGGATTGAAGGTGAAGCCTTCTTCTATCATGTTCGCAACTCGTAGCGAGCGTAACCCAGATGTACAGGCGATGAGCACAGATGATGGTGTACGTATTCGTCTCGCACTCGTGATTAGTCCTAAGAAGTACACTTACGTACTGAATGGAAACACCTATTACCTTAACCTCGTCTACCTCTACATTGACGGTATCGAAGCTCGTAAGTTCGCCTACTTGCTTACCGACTCTATGCAGATAGGTTCAGGGGGAGGTATCGTCATAGGTTCTGACAAGGCAGATGTTGACCTCTATTCTATTCGCATCTATGACAGCGCAATGGACGCAGCAAACGTGCATCAGGATTACATCAATGCACTTGCAACTGTTGGCGAGAAAAGTGCTGAAAAGTTAGACAATGACATATACGATACCCTCGGTACCACGGTCGATTTTGACAAGGTCCGTGGCAAGGTAAATGTCTTTACTTTCGATAAGCCATTGCCGGCTTATGAATACGGCAAATCATATAGACCAAAGGGTACGCTTGAGATATACCCTAAGGACGGTAACACAAATCTTAACCGCTTGACGATTACCAATCTTCAATTACAAGGTCAAGGTACATCATCTATGCTTTACTACCTTTGGAATTGGAAGGCAAAGGTAGCTAAGGACACGACCATCGTATATGAGGACGGACAGACAGCGCAGAAGAAATTCGAGTTATTCAAGAACCTGCCTAAAATCTCTAAGCTGACAGCGAAGAAGAATATCGCTTCTTCTATGCAATACCACAAGTTAGGTTCTGTAAACTCATATACCGACTTATGGAAGGCGGTAGGCTTAACTAACGAGGGTATCGAACAGGATAGCGAAGCACGTGTCTCTATTTACCAAGAGACATTCGTTGGATTTGAAAAACAGACGGCAGAGGACGGAACTGTTACATATAAGTTTGTCGGTCTGTTTACAGTAGGCCCAGATAAGGGGGATGCTGCTACTTTTGGATATGACAAGGACTTGTTCCCCGACCTCCTGTCAATAGAAGGCTCTGATAACTCTCCACGCTTGACACTCTATCAAGTGCCTTGGGACAAAAGGCGCATCCGTTACAATACGGAGGAGGAAGCCTATCAGTACCAAGTCTCTGAACTCTCTTGGGAGAATTGTTGGGACTTGGATTATGCCGACCTCCCTGCGGATGATAAGACTACAGCAGATAATGAGACCCGTCAGCGAGCAGAGCAGCTCGTAGAGTCGTACATCACTGCTTATAACATCGTATATCAGTGTAATACGTTCATTGAACCTTTTAACGGTACGCTTGACGAGTTAAACGCTGACCCACATTCGACACACATTGAGTATTGGATTGCGAAGGAAGGCGACCCTAATCAATACAACCTATACTATTACGATAGCTTGTATAAGCGGTTCTGTCCTTCAACACTTGATAGCGGTGTGTCGGTAGTTAATCTTCGTCAGCAGTTGGTCGGAGATAAGTACGGATTGACTGAGACGATATTCAACTCAGTTAATGATGTCGCTAAGCTTAATGAGTTATTCAAGGCAGCACGCATTCAGAAGCTCCGTGCTGAGCAGCCACAGGACTGGGACATCATGGACCTTCTTTTTCATCAGCTATACGTTGAAACAATAGCAGCAACGGATAACTGTGCAAAGAATACATACCCTTATAACTTTAATGTGAAATAGATATGGCAAAGAGTAAATGGAAATTTCGTCAAGATGACTTGGATACTATATTTTCTGTCATCAATCAAGGTTTAATGAAGAAACCCAACTGGGTAGAGTTTCACGACACCTATGCTGACGGCACACCAGTATGGAATGGAGAAAAGTCCGTACTATGGAACTTGATGGAGCAGGCATACCCCGAGGAACGTGCGCAAATGATGCGTCGCATGCTTGCGAAGATGGAAGAGTTAGGAGGCTTACAGAAAGGTTCACACCAGCAGAAGCTATTTGCTTTCTTCGCTAAGTACTATTTTTCTGTGATTGATAAATTCTCATCTATGCTCTACAATGAGGATGGCAAGCTGTATGAGAAAATGAAGCTCGCCATGCTGCAGGGTACTTATACGAATGATACCGACCCTCTTGGTCAGTCGCTTGGTGATGGTCAATCTCCTGAGGTTGCGTGGGTAAAGAAGCGCATCCAATACCTTATGTCTAAGTATTCCTTTGGCGACTACGATGCTAAGACAGCTGAAGGTGCGATTACTGTTCGTACCTCCGCACAGGCAGACGCAACGACTAACTCTATCGTTCTGCGCCTGACGCCTGCGATGAAATTGTACCCTACTATTGCCTACGGTACTACAATCATGCGTGGTGCTCGCACGGACGCAGGTAAGGCTTGTGAGATTGTAGTCGATATTAACGGTACGTCAGACCAGCAGCTCTCTGTCAAGTCAGCTGACTACCTGCTCGATATAGGCGATTGGAGTTCGTATGTAATCAATGGTGCATTGTCTATTATAGGTAAGCGACTCAAGCGATTGAAACTTGGTGATGAGAACGAGCAGAAGGTGAAGATACTCATAGCTTCACTTACGCTTGGCAATACAACCTCCTTAGAGGAGATTGATGTTCAGAACATCTCTACTCTTGGAGGTTCTCTTGATATGCGTAGTAACTTTCGTTTGCGCAAGTTCCTCGCTGGTGGCTCATCGCTAACCGAAGCACACTTTGCTGATGGTGGTGCGCTTGAGAAGGTGGACTACCCTGCTACCACGTCATACATCGAACTAAAAAACCTCGATAAACTCACGAACGAGCACTGCAACACAGAAGGTTGCGCTCCTAACGTTATGAGTTACTTTATCAGTGGTTGCGACAATCTTCAACCCGTGAAGAAACTCATCGACATCATGGATGCGCAGGTGGGGCAGACCCCTCACGCTCTGCGCTACGTGCGCTGTGTTGGCTTCAATGAGACTTTCACGGACGGACGAGCATTTGATAAACTCTCCCAGCTCGTAGACGGCACATATCAAGGAATCGATGCAGAAGGTCAATATGGAAACGACCCATACCCTGTCTTGGACGGCACTATCAATCTCTCCACAGGCGCATATCGTGACACCTACGATGCACTTATGACGCACTATCCAAAACTAAAGCTGAACATCGCTAAGTGGTGGATTCGCTTCGAGGACCCAGAAGTGAAGCGCATCTGCGTGGAAAATTGGGATAAGGACGGTGACGGTGAGCTTTCTATGGAGGAAGCTGCAGCCGTTAGTTCCATCGGGACTATATTTAGCGGTAATATGAAGATTAGAGACTTCTCCTCACTCAGATATTTCACAAAGGCAAGTATAAACATAGCTGGATCTTTTGATGGATGTAAGAATCTTGAAAAAATAGTAATGCCAAAAGAAAGTACACTACAACATACGATGTTCACTGATTGTGTTCGTCTGAAAGAAGTAGTCTTTCCTGTCAATATGAAACCCTCACCAGCCTTATACAGAACGTTTTCTAATTGTATCGCTCTTAAAGTCCTTGATTTCCCTGAAACATATACAGGTATCATAGAGTCATCTACGTTTACAAATGTAACTGCGATACTTATTTTTCGTTCTAAGAAGGTTGTTGAGTTTAGAAAATTATATGGGTGGAATTTCTACTACAATGGTAACGCTATCTATGTCCCTGATGATTTGGTCGAAGAATATAAACATGCCTATGGATGGAAAGATAAGGCAGAACTCATCAAGCCTTTAAGTGAGTATCATCCTTGATACTCACTAAGGGGTAGAATTTCACCTAAGTAACCTTGCATAGCTCGACTATTCCATTTAGTACTTTGCTTGTATGTTTCGACTAAATGAGGAACTACATAAAGAGTGTCTATTCTTGCGTAAAGAATACCCCAATAATTTATTGTGTCGATATAGTTACTGCCCTTGAGAACTAAGTTCTTTATTCTTGCACTGTTAAATGAAAGTTCATCTATAGCTATTACTGAAGGTGGCAGCACAACGCACTCTCCTTGACAGTAGCGAAACATTGAATGAGGAACCATAGTTAATCCTTCTGGGAGTATAATAGTCCCAAATGTAGTGCTTTTAAATGTTTCTATTTCTTTTCTTAGTGACGTGAAATATTGAAGCTCAGTAAACCCTTTTATAGTACGATTTGCAAAGATAGTCCCGATGGAACCATCACCTAAACGCTCTTCGTATCTCCTTGTTAATAGTTGTATCTTTCACCGCTGAATACACCTGCGTTGTCTTTATGCTCTGATGACCTAATATGTGTTGTATAATAGGTAAGCTCACTCCCTTACTCAGCAACACTGTTGCACACGTATGCCTGGCACAATGAAAAGTAATGTGCCTATGTATGTTGAATCGTTTAAGCACACGCTTCAGTATCAAGTTGCAGCGTGCGTTACAAGGTAGTTGAAACAGCTTACCAGTAGTGGTTTTGTTCTCTTGTATCATTGTTGCTGCCTTGCCTCCAAACATCTTAGAGATAGGTATTCGTACCTCGTGGTCTGTCTTCTGCATTCGCATCACAACCCACTTGTTCCGATAGATGTTCTTAATGTGCTGCTTAGTTACTTGCACGATATCCGAGAATCGAAGACCAGAATAGACGCTGAATAGAAAACCTTTAACTACCTTTCTCTCCTCTTCTGTCAATTCTGCCTTCTCCTCCTTATCTTCTATCCTCCTCAGTTCTCTTTCTGTCAGCGATTGCTTCTGAACATTCTCCGTCTTGATGTGATACTTGCGAAAAGGATAGACAGTCATCAGTTCCTCGTCGATAGCAAGATTGACGAATCGACGAAATATCTTCATAAACTTAGCTATGGTATTAATCGCATATCCAGCATTCTTTAGGAAGTTCTCGAAATCGCATATACATTTATAATCAATCTGAGTGAAGGTCATACCTTCTTTAAACCGCCTTAGTACCGCAAGCGCAGCCTTATGATTCGCAATCGTCCCAGCTGCATATGTCTCTTTGTCTATCTCCCCTTCCATCCAGTCGAGGAAAGAACTATCCTCTTTGTATGCAATCAGAGTAGGATTGTCGACCAATTTGTTGACATCACCAACATGCTTGATGACGTATTGCCCATCTACTTGTATCTGTATTAGTGCATTATGCCCTTTTAGTTCATTACTAAGCTCACGGAGGATGTTCTGTATATTCATAATTGTAGGAAAGATGGACAGTAGGACGGGGTATATCCATCCTACAGCCCTGCTTTTATTAGAATTAAAGCACTCCCTTGTAATTTAATAGCAACTGATTAGCCTGCTGAATATCCTTGGGAGTGTATATGTCTGTAATCAATATCGATGAATGTCGTGCCTGGTCTCTCACAGTAAGTATATCGGTGTTCGCACGCAGCATATTCGTGATACCTGTGTCTTTCAGGCTGTAGAACTTGTATCTGTCAGTCAGATTCAAGCTCGTACGGATATAACGACTCCAGTAATCTCTGAACGCCTTTTCTGTTCGTCGTTCCTTTCCTGGTCTAAAATCATTACTAAAGAGAAAATACTGTCCTGGACTATCGAAGATGCGCAGGTCTATCATTAATTTAATGACATGATCAGGAAGCGTTAAGAGGGCATCGTTATGATTCTTTGCGATTGAACCATGAAGATATAATGTTTTCTTTGCTATATTAAAGTCTCCTACCTTAATATAACTCATCTCTTTTGGGCGCACAAATAAATAATGTAGAATATAGCAGGCAAGCAAATAATGCTTGTTGTGCGTCATCAACCATTCCTTTATTCGCTCCAGGACATCATCAGGAATAACATCGCGGTTCTTAAACTGACCTCGACGCTGCACGATTGAAAAGTGTTCTGTAGGGTCTGAAGATATATAGCCTCGCTCCAATAGATACTTACAGAACGTCTTAATCCATGAGAGATAATTGTTTCTCGTTCGAAGCGTGTTATTCCTATCGACAAAAACGTACTCCAAAAATTGACCTACCATCTTGCTATCGAATTGATAAGTGTAATACAGGTTGACGTTCTGTTGTTTCTTCCACTCTTTCAGAATCTTAATCCTGCTACAATACGATATAACAGACTCTTCTCGCATGTTGTGTTCCTTAAGGAGTTTGAATAGATAAGCCTCGTACTTTGTGCACGCATCATCGAATGATGTGTACTCAAGAGGTTGTACGATCTCCACCCACGGGTTCCAACCTTGTATAAGTTTTTCAGTCAACCTTTTTATGAGGGCTTCTCCATACTCTCTCTGATTACGCTTACCTTTGACATGGTCGAGCATAAATTTCTTTGTACGAAACCTTCCTCTCTCTGGATCAAAGGCAGAAAGAGACACATAACATTCTGAGGCTTGATGAAACTTAGGTGTTTTCCATCCTACAATCTCATTAATAGCCGTTTGTCTGTTTTTTGAAGAAAAATTTTTATTTGACAT